GTGCTTGGATCAACTCGTCCTCATCAACAAGCAAGTCAAACGTATGATCACCAATCGTAACCTTGATCATTGTCTTGCCAACGGGGCGGGCTTGGTTCTGGTCGAGTGTCTCAACTGTTGCGTCTTGAATCTGAATCATTCCGTTTGCCTTTGTGTTGTTGTTGTTTCTCATGAGTGTATTATACTAAGTGTATCGTCAATTGTCAAGACCAATCGTATACTATTCCAGACATTCTGGAAAGTATTTTACTTAGCCTGTCGCCTCTACAATCAAGGCAAGTAAGGTCAGCTTTGCAATGATGATGATGATGATGGTCATGTTTGTTTCTTTCGTTTGTTGTTGTTGTTTTGTATGCTTGTATTATATATATATTATCGTCAATTGTCAACCCCTATCATTAGTTATTCCAGAATTTTATCAAAGTATTTTATTGAGCATTTATTGTAATTATTACACTGTATCTTATTGAGATTGAGTCTCAGTATCAGTTATTAGTCATTCTTCCCCCCCCCACCCATCTCCCCCCTTTGCTATATTCATCCTTTTCTGTGTATTGTGCTTAGACTATGTTCTTTGCCTATAGCCTTTTTTTTGCTTATCTTGCCATTGTCTCTTATCTTGCCTAGATTATCTTACTTACCAAAGGGGGTAGTTTTATCTTCTTTTGCCCATCTTACCTATATTGCCTTATTGTCGGGGGTGGTCCACACGCAATCTGGCCCAAACAATCCAAATGTATCACCCAATCCCCCCTCTTCGCCCCTCTTTGTTTTGCTCCAATGTGTGTTTTTATGTCTCTAATAGTGTATAATCAAGTATACAGCATCTATTACTTACTTCAATAGGAATGATATTATGCCAGACAAGTCCAAACACATCGGTAAAGTCGAAACGCAATTGGATTGCAAGGCCACTGCCTCTCTTAACGATCAAGTTATTGATGACATGTTAAAAGAAGACAAGCCCCTTGCTGAAATCTTAGAGGAAGAAGAGGAACCTGAAGATGGCGCACAAGAATAAATTTCAGACCGGTGCCGTAGAGCTTTGTACCGTAGGCAAAGGTACGGACATGGTACTGAAAGGCACCAAGGCCCTGATTGAGGTTAATGATTCTTTAGCGGCGTTTTTAAGCAGGGAAGATACCGATAGAACCTTCAAGAATATAATAGGCGTAGGAAATAGGTGTCATTATGTTATAGAGAGTTTTAATCAAGGAGAAATGACCCTATTTGAGCGTGGCATAGGAACTGTAGCATCTACCAGAGGCGGGAAGGTATCACTAGAGCGCGAGATTTGTATAGGCTTCGGAGATTCGCCAAAGTATCAGAATCCGTCTCCGGGGAACACACCCAGAGAGTTTGAGCCTCCGTTCACTCACATAAGGGCCATGACGGTTACTCCTCATACTTATGTTGAGGCTTTAGCATCGCCAAATTCCGTTATTGCCTCTATAGGCCCCTTTAATCCCACTCCCGTTGAGATAGACGATAATTCTCTCCTAGGTCGTAAAGATAACATGGTGCAGTCCATAGATATGGACGAGTTACGCGAGATGATGGGAGATCTGGATCATGACGCCGTTGAAGCTATCGTAAAGACCCAGAAACAACTAAAGCTCAAAGCTCGCCGTATTGATCTGGAACGCAAAGACGCTGCCGTCTCCGCGTCTGTATTACGCGCCCTTCCCTCATACGATAATGATACAAAGCCTCCGGCCCAGAAGGGAAGCATTATATATAATACTACCATCAATCGCCTAGAGGTTTTTAATGGAACCGAGTGGAAGACCGTAGCTTGGCTCGAAGAGGAATAGCATGAAAATCCCCCCTAATATGACAGAGGAGCAGGTTGCTAAAGAGATAACCTTCGTCGTTAACAAGATTGCCCCCAAGTATACTTTTTACGGTTATGACATAGACGATATTAAACAGGAAGCTTTTATAATCTGCATGGATGCCATGGAACGCTATGACCATAATCGCCCATTAGAGAACTTCCTTTCAGTACATCTTTCTAATCGCCTAAAGAACTTTGTACGTGACAATTATTTCATTAGTAGCGAAGAAGAAAAGCGGCGAGTTGTGATGCCCGGCCAGCTTGTGAATGAGGATAATATTGTTGATCATCGTCAATGTAACGAGGATAAGCTTGACTATAGCCAGATGCTGGCCTTGTTAGATATAAAGCTCCACGCCTCGTATCGTGCCGACTACCTGAAGATCATTAACGATGTTTACGTTCCCAAGTCTCGAAGAGAAGAAGTACTTGCTGTTGTTACGGAGATTTTAGGGGAGCAGGGATATGCGTAAGGGCCGTTTATCAAAAAAGGAGGTCCGCTATATAACGGACCACGCGAACACGATGAGTGTTGACAATATCGCCGCAGAGCTTAATCGTGACCCCTCCTCTATCGAAGCGTTCATTAAGCGCAAGCTAAGACTCGGACTATCAGAAGAAGAAGAGATGGAGTTTTCTCTTGAGGATCGCCCTTACTGGAGTGAGCTTAGGCAACAGTTTACGGAATCGGAACTTGAGCTATTTAAGTATCACTGGTCTCGAATCATCTCGCAGTTTAAGGACGACGTATTTCCAACGGAAGAATTGCAGGTCGTGGACGCCATTAAGCTAGAGCTACTTATGAATCGCTCACTTAAGCAAAATAAAGAGAATATAGATCAGATCAATTCCTTGGAGAAGATGGTCCAAGAGGAAAAGAATCGCTCAGAAGAAGATCGTGACCGTGACTTTATTCTTAACTTGGAAAGACAGGCCGCAGCGCTACGAGCAGCACAGGAGTCCTTGAACCGTGACTACCGTGATCTTCAGACAAAGAAGAACGCCATGCTTAAGGAGATGAAGGGAACGCGGGAGCAGCGTATTAAAGAACTGGAAGATTCGCGTCAGACTTTTATAGGGTGGATAGCCCACCTAATGAAGAACCCGGATCTTACTAAGCAGTACGGGATAGAAATGGAAAAGATGAGGTTGGCCATGGAAAATGAGAAACAGAGATTATCGGCATACCATAAGTACTCGGATGGTCAGGTGGACCAGCCATTTTTAACGCCAGAGACAGCAAAGGAATAAATTATGTGGCTTAACGTGTTGAAGTTTTTCTGTTGGCTGGGTTGGCATCTGTGGGAATATATATGGAAGGGTGGGGGCATTGAGTCACATGCTATTTCGCATCGGAAATGTAAAAGGTGCGGCACTACCGAGAAGTATTCGGTGACTTCGGGAGGATGGGAACGTGATTAGACATACCTTATTCCTTAAATGGTGGCTTTTATTTGTTGCTACTCTTATAGGGCTGACCTTGGTAGCAATGAGTGGGGGGCTGGTGGTCTTATGGGAGCAAGATTCGACCAAGCTAAGCTTTGTCCTCATGGGTATTTTCATGGGAATGTCAACGTGGTGTGGAATGAAGACGTGGAGACTGAGTAGATTTATAGACTCTAGTGATGAAGATGAGCACATCGTTGCAAAAATAGAGGGCTTGATGGAGGTTGGGTGGTTTACGAGTGATCTCTGTCTTAGTATCGGTATGATGGGAACGGTGATTGGGTTCGTTATGATGCTTTCGGGTCTGGCCCAAGTAGACGTTTCCGATATTAATACCGTGCAGGGTCTTATCAAGAATCTTGGTGGAGGGATGTCAACGGCGTTATATAGTACCCTAGTGGGGCTAATCTGTAGTTCTCTTCTCAAGATACAGTATTTCAATCTTAATCAGGCAATTGACCAAGTGAGAAAATGAAACGTAACTATCATACTAGCTTGGCCTTCCTAGACCTTCTATTCAACACGCTGCTATGTTTCGCAGCGCTGTTTATCTTATCTTTTATCCTCATCAATCCTAGCAAGAATAAAAACAACGTTAAATCTAAGGCGGATTACATTATCACTGTGACGTGGGCTAAAGATCTGGACAATGATGTAGATACGTATGTTAGAGACCCACAGGGCAACCTAGTAGCTTTTATGAGGCGCGAGGAAGGGCTTATGCACCTTGATCGTGACGACCTAGGTAAAATAAATGATATCGTACAGACTCCATTCGGACCTGTAGAACATAAGGAGAATAAGGAAATTGTTACCCTGAGAGGATTTAATCGGGGAGAATATATAGTCAACGTTCACATGTATAAGAGACGGGACGAGAAAGCTATTACAGAGGTCACAATACAACTGGATAAAATCAACCCTTCCTTTAAGACAGTAGTAATCAAAAAGGTTATACTGGGGGATAGCGGAGACGAGAAGACTGCTTTTAGATTTGTTTTAGACAAGGACGGGAAAGTGACGGAAGTAAATCAGCTTCCCCTATCTCTTGTAAAGAAAGAGGCTGTAGGCTTATGAATTTTTCTTTAGGTTTAGGGTTTGTTATTATAGCGGTATTGATTCTGTGGTTTATTATAGGGTCTAAGGGGCACTGGCTCAGTAAGGCTCTTATGATCATGTTCTCATTATATTTCTGTTTATCCGTAGGTTTTTCTGTTAAAGATTTCATGGGCTGGCCCACCGAGGAAATCCTACCAGAGAAGTTTCTAGTACACTGGGTAGTGGTCAGCGAACCCGACAAGAAGACAGGGAGCGAGGGGGCTGTATATATCTGGACAAAGCCCCTATCCAAGACTGTAGAGAAACACGAATCATGGGAAGACTATCTGCTATCTTTCTATGACGGAAAGTCAAGACCTAGAGCGTATCGTCTAGATTACTCTAGGGGTCTGCACGAACAATCGCAGAGAGCTATAGAGATGATTAAGAGAGGAGAACAGGTAGGAGGAGAAAGAGGAAAGAGCGGAAAGAAGGGGAAAGGAAAAGCGGAAAAAGGAGCGGCCAAGAGCGGGAAAGGGGACAGCGCTAAAGGGAAGGGTGGCGGAAGCCTCACAAGAAACGGGGGAATCAGTTTCCATCAGTTGCCACCACCTAGGTTACCAGAGAAAGTAGGAGGATAACATGCACGGGAAAGCAATCATTTTTGGAGTAACGGGACAGGATGGAAGCCATCTGACAGATTTGTTGCTCTCCAAGGGCTATGATGTAACTGGAGTTGCGAGGCGATGCAGTGTAGATACTACACAAAGAATAAAGGATCGACTCGGATGCCCCCACTTCCATCTGGTCCAAGGAGACATAACAGATGTGCATAGCGTGATAAGTATCTTAAAGGATAACGAGGACGTAGATGAAGTCTATAACCTAGCTGCGCAGTCGCATGTGGGTGTCTCTTTTAAGCAGCCGGGACTAACTTGGGATATTACAGGCAAGGGATGCTTTAATATACTTCAGAGCATTGTGGATCTAGACATGTTCGGATGCAGATTCTATCAAGCGTCTTCAAGCGAGATGTTTGGAGGTTCTTATGATATTGATCCTAGAGACGGATCAAAATACCAAGACGAAGAGACAAAGTTTCTACCACAGTCGCCTTACGCGATAGCCAAGTGCGCCGCGCATTATGCCACGAGATTATTCAGAGAAGCTTATGGGCTACACGCTAGTACTGGTATCTTGTTTAATCACGAAGGCCCACGAAGAGGAGAGAACTTCGTAACTAGAAAAATCACCAAGTGGATAGGCCAGTTTATATCTTGGTGCGAGCAGCTTGACATTAGCCCGGAACAGTTAGCGGTTGGCGATGACGAGGTTTATATTCCTGAAAGAAAATCGGATCAGGTGGCGTATTCAAGATTTCCAAAGCTGCGTTTAGGGAATCTGGAGGCACATCGGGACTGGGGCTATGCTGAAGACTATGTAATAGCCATGTGGCTAATGCTGCAACAGGATGAGTCGGATGATTATGTCGTTTGCACAGGGGAGACACATACCATTAAAGACCTGTTAAATTACGCATTTGGTTGCGTGGGAATAGAAAATTGGGACCGCTTTGTTACTATCGACCCAGAGTTTTACAGACCGGCAGAGGTGGATTATCTCAGGGGCGATTATTCTAAGGCTAGAACAAAACTAGGGTGGGAGCCAACGCATGGGCTAGAAGATCTTATTCACATTATGATGGAACACGACCTAGATGAAACTATACAAGGTTTATCTTGATTTGACGTTAGTCATTAACAGGCTAAAAAAGTTTGCTCTTAAAGAGTTTAACTCTACCACTCCCATTGTATTTATTGAAGCAAAAAGTCCTGACGACGCCTGTTTTAGAGCGATATATAAACTAATCAAGATCATACTAGATCACGATGATTCAATACAAACAAGACTTCTGTGTAGAGAAATCAAGCACGATGTTAAGATCATCAAGGTTATGGCCGAATGAGGCGTGACTATCGAGATCCGGTGTACGCAGACTGGAGAAAACAGGTTTACAAAAGGGATGGGCGCCGATGCCAAATGCCGGGATGCAAGTCAAAGTACAGAATACAGGCACATCATATTAAGCGATGGGCGGATGCAGCCTATTTGAGGTATGATATAAACAACGGTATTACTTTATGTTCTAAGTGTCATTATTCCATCAGGGGTAAAGAGTCACATTACGAACATCTATTTATTTCAATAGTGGATTCCAAGAATGGCTAAGTACAAGCAAGCGCCAGACTTTTTCGTTATTAAAGATACGAGAGAGCAGGAAGGATATTATTTCAGCAAGTATAATACTTGTGCTGGAATGGTAGAACACAAATTGGATACCGGAGATTATACCATTCAGGGTATGGAGGACAAGATCTGCATTGAAAGAAAGGGCTGTATAGAAGAACTAGCCATCAACCTAGGACAAAAAAAGCACGCATTCCTTAATGAAATTGAACGCATGGTAGAGTTTCCACATAAGTTCCTAGTACTAGAATTCTCCCTATCTGATTTGGTCGATTTCCCAGAAAGCTCTCGCATTCCTGAAAAAAACAAGGCCATTTTAAAGATTACAGGGAAGTATATTCTAAAGTGTCTTATGGAATTCCAGCTATACAACGGGATACATGTATTATTCTGTGAGAACAAATACAACGCCTTTCTTACAGTGAGTAGCATTTTCAAGAGAGTGAATGAGATGTATACCATTGGGAGGAAAAAGTAGGCATGCTTGACCAAGTGGGCGATATTCATTCTTATAATCTAGACACAAAGCGGCGAGAGATATTTTTGCACGGCCATCATGGCCATTTTGAAGAAGACCCCGGAGTAGAATACCGGATGGCTACCACGTTTATTAAGAACCTTAGATTTCTGGACTCTGTCAGTAATCTTCCTATACTGGTTCACATGCACAGCATTGGTGGCGAGTGGGGGGATGGGATGGCAATCTATGACGCCATCCAGTTATGCAAATCTGATGTAACTATTTTGACTTACGGACAAGCCGAATCAATGAGTAGCGTGGTGTTACAGGCCGCTGATGTAAGAATTATGATGCCTCACACTTACTTGATGCTACATTATGGCAGCATCGATTGTGGTGGAGATTACGTGAACGCCCAAAAGCTAGCTACTTTTGAAAAATCTAGAGCAGACACGATGCTAGATATCTATGCAGAGAGATGTGTCGAAGGCAAATTTTTCAATGAGCGATATAAAGCTCTGACTTGTGATAAGGTGAGGACGTTTTTACGTCGAAAGCTACAGTGCGGTGATTGGTATCTGTCGCCACATGAAGCGGTGTATCACGGTTTTGCGGATGGTGTGATCACTAGTAAAAAGTATGGCTCAATAGATAGACTAAAATTAAAATGACTGTAGAATATTATCGAATGGACCCGGCTTTTGAAGGCCGTAGCTATCCTGAGTATGGTACTACTGGGTATGATGGTCGTGGGTGGTACTATTTTTATGGCGGTCAACTGTGGGGTCCGTTTGATAGCGAAGAAGAAGCGGAAGAAAAAGAGCGGGATATAAATGGATAGTTATATCATATGTGGCTCCAGAAGGTACGAACATGCCAATTTCAACAAGCTGGTAGATAGCTTTGATGTCATTGTACGCCACAACATGCTGCTGCCTGACAACAACTACGGAAAGAGGGACGCAACTCGTCAGATATTAAACGGTCATATCTACGAGAACTATACTAAAAATTTACCGCCCCTTAAGTGGAGACCTAACTACCATAAGGAATTCGGGATTCCAGAAGATCATATAGATGCTTTTTATGAACACCTAAAGAAAGACAATGTAATTTTCCAGAACTTTGCTGGTAACAATACCGAACTAATGAAGTCTATCTTGAGAAAGCACGGGATTAACCATAAAATAACAAAGTGTGTCAGGTGCGGTTTTGCGTATATGGCTGATTGCATGCACAAAGGAATCAAGCCGTTCCTGATTGGCCTCTCCTTACAAAAACGTGACCAGTTAAACAAGCAATACACACGTAAAGATGGCACTGGATACCATCACGATGTAGCATCAGAGATTGATTTAATAAAGAAACTACATAGCGCTGACTTGGTTGATGCAACATTTTGTGCTATTAAAGATACTACCAGTATGGAAATTGACTCCTCTCTCTTGACCCCAACCATCACCAGTTTAAACATAATCAAGAGGTTCATTGAATAATGACTCCTACGCCGCGATCCATTGTAGCCATTCCCCCGTCCTATGACAAAGAGGAACGCCTTGAGCTAGAATCAACTGTCGTATATTTGAAGTATTTAAAAACCCATGGCGCCCAGTGTGTCATGACTACTGCTGGAACTTCTCAGTTTAACCTTCTAGCAACCGAAGAGATAATAGATCTTAACGCCTGTATATCTGAATCCTTTGAGGGTGCAAAAATATTAGGCATTCCACCAGCTAGCACGACAGAGGCTTGTGATTTTGTCCACGCCTCAAGGAGCTACCTAGGAAAAGATGCTAAGCTTATGGCGCTGTATCCAGATAGATTTTACGGTGAAGATGTAGTCGTTGATTATCTGCAACGTATTTGCGAAGCGGCTGGCGATAGCGTGTATTTGCATACTCAAAAAATGAGGTCTGGCATATCTGGAGACTGGAACTATGATTGTGATATTATAAATAGGCTGTACGATTTGGGGTATGTGGCGGGTATAAAAGAAGAACACCCCAACCTGCAAGCTTCTTACAACTTTGTCCGACACCTAAACCCCAATCTCGACGTTATCGTGGCAGGCGGAAGCATGAGAAGGCTTGCATTCTTGGAGTCGGCAGGCGCAAATTCTTTACTTGCTGGGGTTGGCAATCTATTTCCAGACATAGAAAACGAATTTCTGGCTGGTCACGACAAAATGAAACATTTACAAACAGAGGCTAGACTCTTTGATGTCTTCATGGCTAATGGGTGGCACAAGTCTCTACGAGCATCGTTAAAGATACTAAACCTAACATGCCTTAACGATAGAAACCCTTGGCCCAACTGCGATGACCAGTGCATAAATCAAATTTCCGAAGTGATCAGGGATATTAAAAATGAGAGATAAGGTATGGATTTTGGGACCGTGCTCCCTTGAGAGCAAAGACCTATTTTTGGAATGCTTGGGGGCAATTAACTCCATCATGGACAAGGATGACAACTGGTACATGAAGGCCAGCTTTGATAAAGCCAATAGAACATCCCTACAGGGTGGTCGCGGACCCGGACTAGAATACGCAAAAGAAGTTTGGGCAGAAGCCAAAGAACTATATCCCAATGTACGCTTTACTACCGATATTCATGAATGCTGGCAAGCAGAACAGCTAGCAGGATTGATTGATGTGATACAAATTCCTGCATTTTTGTCAAGACAAACTGATTTAATTGTTGAGTCTGCCAAACATTTTCCAATAGTCAATATTAAGAAGGGTCAGTGGCTAGGACCAAACAACCTGCTTGTTTCAGTAGACAAGGTAAAAGAAACCAACCCGTCCTGTGAAGCTTGGGTATGTGACAGAGGTTCCAACTTTGGGTATCACGACCTGTTTGTCAACTTTGGGATTGTTGATGAACTGAAAAAATATTATGACCGAGTGATCTTAGACTGTACACATTCAACACAAAGGTCCAGAGCAGTACATGGCACACAGGGAGATCCGGTGCTTGCCGGAAGATACTTTGTTGCTGCCGATTTATTTAACTACGATGGAGTGTTTGCAGAAACACATCCGAGACCAAGCGATTCAGTGTCTGACGGTCAATGTCTGATTCATTTGGACGATCTTAAATCCTTAATTCAAAAAGCAAAAACGGTAGGGGGGATCTATGATTGATCTTAAACATCTTGAAAAAAACAATGTATCATATTTTACACACTTTAGAAAGGCAATTTATGTTAGTATTAACATGATTATGGGGGGTGTACTTTGTTTCGTTCACGCCTTCTTGCCATTTGTCTTCGTAGAGTCTGCTACCAAAATAAACGAGAGGCTACGTAAAATACTATGAAAAGCTTGGCGGTAATACCAGCTAGGGGTGGATCAACTAGACTCAAAGATAAAAATATCTACCCCTTGGCTGGCAAGCCACTGATAAGGTGGATTACCGAATCTGTTGTTGCTTCTGAGCGCTTTAATCATATTTTAGTATCTACTGATGACGACAGAATTTTTGATGCCGTGTCTGACTTGGGCGTTGTTAGGCACAACCGCCCTGCGCACCACGCTACAGTGCAAGCAACGGTTCTGGATGCTATGATGGACTTAATGGACGAGGTTGACGATTGCGATACGTTCTCTTACTTTTTACCTACGTGCCCCTTTGTGGGTGTTGAAGATATACGCAAGGGCATCAGCTTACTCCCACACGCAGACTCTGTAATAAGCATGACACAAATACCAGAAACTATCCAATTAGCATGTGTGATGAGCGGGGACAATGTGCTACCCATTTTTGACAACCTTGAATGCGGACTCACAAACAGCAAGTTCATAAAGAAGTATTACAAGCCTTCTGGAGCGTTTTATATGGGGCAGTGGGGTTCCCTGCTAGAGCATAGAAACTTCTTTAAGGGCAATGTAAGGGGTGTCATTATTCCTCCAGAAAGATCTATAGACATTAACACGCTAAGGGACATAAAATATGCAGAAGGTTTTAGCACAAAATATCAACAGTCTTCTCAATAGAATCCAAAATATTAATGGAGACATAATAGAGCTAGGAGTGCATAAGGGAAACAATACATTTATCATCGGGCACTTTCTGCAAGAGAGCAACTCCGAAAAACAGTACATAGGCTTTGATACCTTTGATGGCCATTGTGAAGAGGATCTTGTAGGTGCCAATGAAGGAGTACTAAGAAACCAACGAAGTAAAAGATGGAATATATCTAAAACATTAGTAGCTGACACAATAACCAAAAAGGGACTAGAGGATTATTGCCAAATAGTTGTCGGAGATATTAAAAAGACAATACACCAATATTTAGACACGGTTGGCAAAGCTCATAAAATATCCATGATGTATATTGATTGTAATGCATACCTACCAGCAATAGAAGCGCTTCGCGCCTGTGGAAAATATTTGTCCAAAGGGGCGCTGGTAGTAGTAGACGAACATACTATTGGGGGCGAAACACAGGCCTTTAAAGAGTTCTGTGATGAAGTTGTCATGGATGTTCAGTCTACTGGGTGGTTGTTTCCTTGTGGCCCAAGGATGTATGGGGTAGTTCAATGAAAATCGCCATTTGTCTATATGGTAATGTGGGCCATAACAATTGTGCCAGCGCGAGACCCGCTAGAACTTGTGAAGAATTAATTCACGAATCAAATATAGCAAATAAGGATATATTGCCGACCTATAGAAACTTAAAAAATATCATAGATAAATACGAAGCAGAGGTATTTGTTCATAGTTGGTCCACAAATAAGGAAAAAGAGATTATAGACCATTATAAACCCCGCAAACACGAAATACTTCCTCAAGCAAACTTTGAAGTAGACTTAGAAGAATATGGAATAAAGGGAGGCGATATATCTAAATGGGACATTAGTGAATCCACAAGGTTTGGGTATGAAGGGTTGTTACCATCTAGACAAACGGTGGATAATATTTTGAAGGAATTGGCACTACTGGCATTTAGAACAAAAAGTAGATGGTGGTCCACTAAGCGCACCCTTGAATTAAAAAAACAGTACGAAGACGAGCAAGGATTTAGATATGATTTTGTTTTATTGAATAGATTCGACAATAAATTTTTGACACCTCTGCCTTTCGAAAAACTCGAAAAGGATAAAATCTATGCTAGTAAAAGAACTGGTAGAATAGATATTGATTACACCTTATTCGATTACTGGTTTGTAGGAGATAGTCACATAATGGATCAATTTGGCGCTCTCTATGATAATATTCATAGCTACTCAATCAGACCTACGTTTGCTTGCCGTGAGCATATTGAAAAAGTTTTAGGAAAAGGCGCATTGATAACGCCTAACTGGAAGTACCAACTTTTTAGATAAGATGAGTAAGACCATGAAAACAATTTTTTGTGATATTGATGGAACCCTTTTGCATCACCACGGAGACCTTCATAAACAAATAAGCAAAGAGCCTATCTTATTGAAAGGGGCGCGAGAAAAATTAATTGAATGGGATAGAAAGGGATATAATATCATCTTGGTGACCGGCAGAAGAGAATCCTGTAGAAGACAAACAGAAGCACAGTTGCAAAAAACAGGTATATTTTATGATAAGCTAGTGATGGGAATTGGTGGTGGAGATAGGGTTTTGATAAATGACAGAAAGCCTGACAGCAGTAGAGATACTGTGTATTCAATAAATCTAGACAGGAATGCGGGAGTTGAGAATGTCGAACTGTAAAACAGTATACAAGCCTTGGGGGAAAGAGCTTTGGCTAGAATTGAACCACCGGTATTGTTATAAGAGGCTGCATATTAACGCTGGAAAAAAAACAAGCTACCAATACCATGAGCAAAAGCTAGAAACAAACTATATAATTGAAGGCACAGCTGAAGTTTGGTTAGAAAACGACGAAGGCGTAGTAGAAAAGACAGTAATGAAGGCTGGCGAATTCTTTACTGTTGTACCGCCAAGAAAACATAGGATTATAGCAATAACTGATGTGATTTTACAAGAAGCTTCCACACCCGAAGTTGATGACGTGATTAGGATTTCAGATGATTCTTTTCGTAGCTCTGGTAGAATAGATCACGAGCACACGAAACCAGCGTTGTGTATATTAGCAGCGGGAATCGGCAATAGATTGGCCGACTTTTCAAACCACATAAACAAGGGCCTGTTACCATTAAATAATAAGGCCATTATTTCTCACCTCATTGATAAAACTTCAAAAGACCATGATATCATTATAGTATTAGGGCATAGGGGAGACATGGTTAAAGAGTATTGCGATGCGGCCCATCCAGACAGAAACTTTACCTTTGTCACGGTTGACAAATATGAGGGGGAGGGAACTGGTCCGGGGTATTCAATTAAACAGGCCGAAAGACATTTACAGAGACCATTTATTTGGGCGGCGGCAGATGTAGTTATTATAAACGACCTTCCTCCTGTAGATTATGATTGGCTCGGCCTTTACCCCACGAGTATTCCAAGTAGATATTCCACCGCAAATGTCAAAAATGGAGACATAACTGATTTTAAAGATAAGTCTGAAGATGGATATGATTATGCATTCATTGGGTTGGCCGGAGTTTATGACTACAAAACCTTTTGGGAGGAATTGGAGGGCGTGGAGGTTGTTAGCGCTTACTACAACACTGATAAATATTCAACACTGAAAGGCCACATGTTTGATTGGTATGACATCGGAACGGTAGAAAATTATTTGCATGCCCAAAAAACATTCGACGATAATGTGAGGTATAGCATCCCTAAAAATAGCGGAGAATTTCTTTACAGAGTTGATAACAATTTCATCAAACTGTCTTCAGACGACAAATTCATTAGTGGGCGAGTAGAGAGAGCCAAAAAGTTAAGGGGGCTGGCCCCGGATGTGGTTTATTGCGGGAACAACTTGTTTTCATACAAGTGGCTAGAAGGAAACACTTTATATGATTGCAATGATATCGATATTTGGAAAAAGTTCCTATCTTTTATGAAGAATAATATGTGGCAACCGATTGATAAGGATATTAGAAAGGATTGTTTATTATTCTACAAGGATAAAACTCTAGATAGACTAAAATTGTTCTTGTCGGAAAGGGGGGAGTCATATTTAAACAGCCATATCGTTAACGGAGTGAAAACAAGTTCCATTAAAGATTTATTGCATGATTTTAAATGGAGCCGTCTGAGCAAGGGCCTACCAACAGAAATGTTTCATGGAGATTTACAATTTGACAATGTAATTCACACAGATTGCGGTAGATTTTATCTATTAGACTGGAGACAAGATTTCGCGGGACAGGTCGTTGGAGATGTGTATTACGACTTAGCAAAAATGTATGGCGGAATCTTAATGTCTTATTCCTCAATGAAAGATAGTAACAATTTTTCTTGCTATGTTAACAAAGAAATAGTAACTTACAATTATAAATCTAACCCTAAGCTGGATGAGTTTAAGTTGGTGTACGAACAATGGATTGTAGACAACGGATACGATTTAGAAAAAATCAAGACGATTACCTCCCTTATATTTTTAAACATGTCTCCCCTCCACGAGAGAGAGCTTGGAGATTTGTTATTTTTCAAGTCACATCAGATGTTGCAAAAGGACCATGAATAATATCAAATATTTTATAGGGCCGATGTCTCTAAATATAACCGATGCAGTTATAGATTTTGGCGATGTGTTTGGCTTCATTCCTTCGAGAAGACAGGTTGATTATAGTGGTGGATATGTCAACAACTGGACCACTGAAACGTTTGCTAAGTATGTAAATGGACGAGTTACAATTGAAAGAGACCACGCGGGGGCGAGTCAGGGCTATATGGATGATGACGGATACGAGTCCCTAAAAGCAGACTGCGAAAATGTAGAGATAATCCACATAGACCCTTGGGTCAAATATTCTGGATATCATGAAGGACTTAGAGAATGTATAAGCAATATAGCATTTTGCTATTACACCAATAGACATATCAGATTTGAAGTTGGTACAGAAGAGGCCATAAGAAAGTTTAGTGCTGCATCATTAAGTACATTTTTATCAGATTTAGAGTCAAAGTTGTTACCAGAAATGTTTGACGCGATAGAATACGTAACCATACAATCTGGAGTTGGGTTGAATTTGGGCAAGAGAATTAATACCGGAGCTTTCAATTCAAACGATTTAGAACAAATGATCGCGGTGTGTAAAAAATTTGGCAAGAAGAGCAAAGAACACAACGGAGACTACTTATCCAACAACGAATATAAAGCTAGGTTTGACTTGGGCCTTGACGCAATAAACATAGCCCCTGAATTGGGCCAGCTTGAAACATTGTGCTATTTGGACGAAATGGGTGATGACATAGAAGATTTTTATCAAATTTGTTATCATTCAAACAGATGGAGAAAATGGGTTGACGAGGATTTTGTTCCCGAAGACAACAAGAAAGAATTGATAAAGGTGTGTGGCCATTATGTTCTTTCTGATGATGAGTTTTTACTCATTAAACTGGACATAGACGATAAAATCAATGGGGTTATAAAAAACAAACTAAGGGATTTAAATGAACTTGTGGATCAATAAAGATACAGAGGTATATTGTTCATTTGCCAAGACTGCTGGTAATACCGGTTGCCAAATGATGAACACCGCATTTTATTACTACGGCTTAAACAAGATCTACAAATCGTTTTCCGTGGACAGCATAGAGGATGCTATAAAATCTGTGAAGACACTGGACGTAAAGGGCTTTGCGGTAACTATGCCGTTTAAACAAGAGGTATTAGAGTATGTTGATGAGATCTGGGACGGTGGTCGGATAGGAGCGGCAAACACAGTCATAAATGAAAACAACAAATTAAAAGCATACAACACAGACTATTTGGCTGCTCTAGATTACCTTAAAGACTTTCAGAACCATGATAATTTTTATATCATAGGAAACGGGGGATATGCAGCGGCAGTTAAAGCGGCAGCAGAAGATCTTAATATCCACTATGTCAATATTACTAGAAAAAATTGGGAGCAATTAGATAATATAGATAATGGCGTAGTATACAACTGCACACCTGTTGAAAATTTGAAATCTATAGTGAGCGATAATAATACTATAATTGATTGTATAGTGCAAACAGCCACAGGTAAACAGCTAGCCAACATGCAAGCGTCACATCAATTCAAGCTGTATACCGGCCTAGAGTTTCCCATAGGGGTATAGGGATAACGAAATGATAAAAACACTTACAATAAGAGATACAATATCTCATATGCATGACACGCTAGTGTCAGACGGAGTGTTCACAATTGAGCGCTACCTATCCGGCGACATTTTACAAGAGTTACATGACGATATACTGGGCAAATGTCAAAGCAAAGCGAGCCATTATGAATTTGGCCGCAATTACAGGGGTGATGCGTTGCGTACCTTTCCTGACGACAGCATAATCTCACATGTATACAATGAAGACTGGATGAGAAAACTGCATGAACAATATTCTGGCAACGCTAGAGGTTACGGCAAGAATGTTTATGCTACACATGATTACAAATTTACAGGAGAACTAGCTAGAAACGGATGGCTACATTTTGATAGAGACTGGTGCTTAAAGTTCTTCATATACCTAACAGACATAGATGAAAGCTGCGGAGCGTTTAGCTGTTCTGTAGGTTCAAGACAACAGGGCAAATCGCTGAGACAAGAGGCGTGGAATAATACTAATAGCTATGATAAAGTAAAAAACAGGATAGAAATAGATTATCCAACCCTCTTTACAGAGTATCCCGCAGAACCAGTTGAAGCATCAGCAGGGACACTAGTTGTATTTGATACAAACACCTTTCATAAAGGGGGGTGTGTAGCAGAAGGCAAAGAAAGACTGGTCGTTAGGCTCCATTGTGGTAAATAGTTAAAAGGGTTTTGGAAAAATGACAGAGCAAGTTAGCTTAAAGAAGATAGATGATGCGTGGCTAGGATTAGATATCCCAGACAAGAACATATTTAATCCGACCCTTATTCTCAAGCCCCGTGAAGAAGATTACCATCTTAAGCTAGCTTGGCTTATGACGCAGCCAGAATATTTTTCTTTCCTATGTAAGCACATCCTAAATATTCAACTGTTGCCCTCTCAGGCGTTGATGATGTATGAGATGTGGAACAGAAAATTTCCTATCCTTATAGCTAGTCGTGGCTTTGGAAAGTCATTCGTGCTTTCTCTATACGCCATTTTAAGAGCTTTATTATTACCTAGAAGGAAAGTAGTCGTCGTCGGCGCTGCGTTTAGACAGTCAAAGATCTTATTTGAATATATGGAGACAATATGGAGAAATGCTCCAATATTAAGGGATATATGTGGCAGTACTAGCGGACCTCGTAGAGACGTAGATCGATGCGTGATGAGACTAAATGAAAGTACTGTTACATGTCTGCCCCTTGGCGACGGACAAAAAATTCGTGGACAACGAGCAAATGATATTATTAGTGACGAATTTGCTTCTATACCTAGAGACATCTTTGAAACAGTGGTAGCCGGATTTGCTGCTGTTACGGCTGATCCGATAGATAATGTAAAAAGGGTGGCAGCAAGAAAGAAAGCGTTTGAACTTGGCGTGGAGGTAGAGGAAGAATCGAGCTATATTTCTGAAAGTAAGGATAATCAGATTATTATTTCTGGTACGGCCTATTACGATTTTAATCACTTTTCTGAATATTGGAAGAAGTGGAAATCTATTATTAAAAGCGGGGGACGCCGCTCTAAGCTTAGAGAAGTTTTTGGTGGAGAAGATCCGCCAGAGGACTTTGACTGGAAGCAATATTCAATTATACGCATACCTTATGAAATTCTTCCTCCGGGCTTCATGGATGCTGCTCAGGTGGCTCGCTCCAAAGCGACTGTTCACACGGGGATTTATCAAATGGAGTTTGGGGCGTGTTTTACTAGAGACTCCCAAGGATTCTTTAAGAGGTCTCTAATCGAATCATGCGTTATCACCAATGAGAACGTTATCAAAGACAACAATGGGGAGGAGATATTTTTTGAAGCGTCACTGCTAGGAGACCGGAAGGCGAGATACATATTTGGCGTTGACCCCGCTTCCGAGGTAGACAATTTCAGCATAGTTGTCTTGGAAGTCCACCCAAGTCATCGGAGAATTGTTCATTGCTGGACTACCACTAGATCAGAGCACCGCGAGAAGGTAAAGAAGGGGCATTCTTCAGAGACGGATTTTTATGCGTACTGCGCCAGAAAAATTAGAGACCTAATGAGATTGTTTCCGTGCATACATATAGCCATGGATGCTCAAGGCGGCGGAATTGCAGTTATGGAATCCCTGCATGACAATGACAAAATACAGGAGGGCGAGATTCCTATTTGGCCTGTTATAAATGAAGACAAGGAGGCCGACACAGATGATGAGAGAGGCTTACACATTCTAGAAATGTGTCAATTTGCTAAATACGACTGGTTATCCGAAGCTAATCATGGGCTAAGGAAAGATTTTGAAGACAAGGCATTAATTTTTCCGTTTTTCGATGCGGTCAGCTTAGGGCTATCACACGCCGAAGACTCAATTATAAATAGGCACTTTGACACCTTGGAAGAATGCGTTATGGATATTGAGGAACTTAAAGATGAGTTGTCTATGATATCAATGACCCAAACCCCAAGCGGCAGAGACAGGTGGGATACTCCAGAAGTTATTGTGGGCGCCGGTAGGAAGCGTAAGATGCGTAAGGATCGATACTCTGCACTTCTTATGGCTAACATGTCCGCTAGAGTCCTTCAAAGAATGCCCTCAGAGCAAGAGTATAACTTTTATGGAGGGTTTGCCGTGAAAGGAAAGACCTATAAAGCAAAACAGGATGAAAACCCATATTCGGGACCAAACTGGTTTGTGGACGGCGTAAAAGATATCTACTAATCCGTGTATAGTTACATAGCATTCCAATTACATTTCAATTGTTTGTATGGTGAGAAAAAATGAACGAAAACAATGATCAGTTTATTACTTGGGCTGAGGACGCGCAGGGTCGATCAGAAGCATTTTCTAAATACTCAGATTCTATAACTGCCTATGATGGAATATCCAAATCACGGGCTAGCCACAGACAAACCTTTGACAGTATAGAGCCTAACGTTTCTGTGAGAACGGGCTTCAGAAATTCAGATTACTATGCCTTCCGTGCTGATGAAGATATTCCAGCAAAGAAAAAGCGCATTATTAAGATGTGCATGGACGCATACGACAAGGTTGGTATTATTCGTAATGTAATTGACCTCATGGGTGATTTTGGTTCGCAGGGCATAAACCTAGTTCATCCCAACCAGAGCGTTGAAAAATTTTATCACCAATGGTTCAAAAAGATAGATGGCAAAGAAAGATCCGAAAGATTTCTTAATAACCTGTATAAAACTGGCAATGTAGTTATATATCGCAGCCTTGCCAACATTACTCCAGAGATTAGTAAGTTTATGAAGTCTTTGGCAGAAGATATAAAGGTCAAAATTCCTAAGACAGAAAAGGGATCTATTCCTTGGCGCTATAACTTTTTCAACCCAACAACCGTAGACATTAAAGAAGGAAATCTTTCACTATTCTTGGGGAAAAAGGATTTCACTATTACAACCAAGATGTTTCATGACAATTTTAAAGAGGGGGGTATTCCACAGCATGTCATAGATACCCTTCCAGCAAATGTTAAGAGGGGCATTCAAAGAGGAGACAAGCGTATCCCACTTGATGCGGAGAGATTGTCTGTGTTCCACTACAAGAAGGACGACTGGATGCAGTGGGCCAACCCCATGATATATGCCATTCTAGACGATATCATGATGTTGGAAAAGATGAGGTTGGCAGATTTGTCGGCTCTAGATGGAGCCATATCTAATATCAGGCTGTGGACTTTGGGTAGCTTAGATCATAAGATTCTTCCCAACAAGGCGGCTATTAACAAATTGAGAGATATTTTGATTGGCAACGTTGGCGGTGGCACTATGGAACTGGTCTGGGGGCCAGAACTTACCTTCACCGAATCTCATAGTGAAGTTTACAAGTTCTTGGGTTCTGAAAAATACCAAGCAGTTCTTAATAGTATTTATGCTGGCCTTGGAGTGCCTCCGACCCTTACGGGTATCGCTGGCCAAAGCGGTGGATTTACCAACAACTTTATCTCGCTTAAAACTCTTGTTG